TCTCCAGACTTCAGTTCAAATCTGAACGGGACTATAACACAATTCTTTTATTCCCTGCTGAAGTAAGTAAACTGTATGAAAGCTGTTGATATTCCGTGGACAGAAAAGTACCGCCCGGATACTCTCGATGAAGTTGTTGGGAATGAAGATTCTGTAAATAAAATGAAGCGATGGGTTGATGATGATTCTGTTCCGCATGTTCTTCTTCAGGGACCAGCAGGAACAGGTAAAACTGCTTCAATTGTTGCTTTTGCGAAGGATAAATATGGCGACGATTGGCGGAATAACATCATTCAGTTTAATGCTTCTGATGATAGAGGAATTGATGTAGTTCGTGATGATATTAAACGTCATGCTCAACAGAGTCCGGCGGGTGATTATTCTAACAAAATCATCCATCTCGATGAATCGGACTCCATGACTTCCGATGCAATGAATGCCCTCCGCCGAATCATGGAGAAGTATTCAGACCAGACTCGATTCTTTCTCTCCTGTAATTTTGCCAATAAAATTATCGATCCCATCCAGTCTCGGTGTGTGAACCTTCCGTTTAAACGACTTGAAGATAGTGAAATCCGGCAAATCCTAACGAACATCGCGCAGGAAGAAGATATTGATTGGGAAGTTGAAGCGTTTGATGAAATCATTGACTACGTTCAAGGAGACGCACGGAGGGCTGTTCATACACTTCAGATGAGTGTTCAGGACGGGGAAGTTAGCTCCGATACCCTTGAGTTTGTTAACCTCCAAGCATCACAAGAAGATATTGAAGAGATGGTTGAGTTGGCAGTGAATGGCGAGATTGAGGAAGCTATGAATATGAATATCCGAGAGGTTCAGCCGGAAGTCACGGATCATTCGCAGTTTTGCAAGGACGTAATGACCGCACTTAAGAAGTCTGAGTCCATTAACAAAGACGTTCGGTGGTACATGATGAGTCAACTTGGAGATATGGAACGGAATATTCTGGAAGGTGCAAGTCCTGAAGTTCAGACTAATTCGTTCATTGCGAAGCTTCCAGTTTGTCAATATTCTTCGATTCCAAATTATGAGTGAACTAAAGAACCCAATGCGGTTCTCAATTCGTCATAAAACTATTGATATTGAGAACTATCTTCGACATGATGATTTTGAGAATAAGTACGTTACCGAAATTGATGTGGTCCCTTCAGAGGGTCAAATCTATGTTCATTGGGAAACAGTATGACTAAGAAAGTAGAAGAACTATCGGCAAGTGGTGTCAAGAAATTCATTCAATGCCCGAAACAGTTTTATCTCCATTACCTTTCAGATGTTCCTGAACCAGAAGAAGGCGAAGTAGAACATTTTCAAGTTGGCAATTCTGTCCACGATTCGCTAGAAAATGTTCTTCTTGATGAACCGTTTGTTGGAGATCAAGAGAGATTCTTGACTCAATTGAGAACTGAAGAAGAAACTCTGGATTATAATTATTCTGATAATGATAAAGTAGATAATTGCCTTCAAACTGCATCTCGGTGGATAACTTCGTTCGTAAAAGAAGTCAAGCACGTTGAAGAAGAATGGACAATGCAACGAGATGGTATTGTATACAATGGCCTTGCTGATTTAATTGCTGATGTTGAACAAGGCGATGAAGTTTATGAAAACGCAGTCGTAGACTGGAAGACAGGATCGGTTAACGAAGAATGGAAAGAACGCATTCAGGGCGGAATGTATGCTGAAATGCATTATGATATTTATGGTGAATACCCCGAAGCAATTGTATTTGTTTATCTCGATGAAGAAACGCAGTCTTTCCATCCGAGGGTTGCTGATGGAGAAGTTTTCTGGAATACAAAAGAGAATAAGTATTGGTCTGAAATTGAAGAGTATAAAGGGAAGATTTTACAGTCTCAAGCACTCGATGAATGGGAACCGAAGCCCGATCAATCGAGATGTTTCTTCTGTAGTTATAAACACTATTGCCAAGATAGCAAAGTTGGTGCAGAGAATGTTGGCATGGGCGAAATTGAAATGGGTGAATTGTTATAATGGTTTCTGAAACTAAATATGAATGCAAAAATGAGGGTTGCCGAAGCAAAAGAAAACTTTTTATTGCGGGTGGAAAAAGACCGAAAAACGCTTATGTTTTTTGTATTTCCGAAGGTAAACTAACACCACATAAAAGGATTTAACTATGAGAGAATATGACATACCAGATGAAGAAGAAAGACTATGTATAGAATGTTCAAGAAAAGAAAATGTAGAAGATTTTGAAGAAGCCAGAACATTGCAGATTCCAGTTTCCATAGAGGTGATTCAAGGAAATAGAAGTTGTTTTGGAAGAGCGCCTTCTGCAAAATGGAAGTGGGAATGTTTAGAATGCCATGAGGTGCAGTATTAATGGTTTATAATTTAATAATCAACGATACTCGGTTTGAAATAGATGAAGATAAATACACGGGCGATTGGGCAGTTATAAATCTCGATGAAAAATATCCACAGCAGTTTTATGTAAAGAGCAAGCGTGGAGCTATTGACTTTTGTTTAGTGGAATCGAGTATCATTAAACGTTCAGAAGCCGAATATGAAATGGCCCCGGATAGAACATCAGCATGATAATGAAATTGAAATCGGAAGTTTGCCCCGAGAAACTAAAAGCAACGTATAGTGATGCCGAGTATTGTATTTGGTGTGGAGAAGAAATACCCCATAATGACTGAAATACCAGATTTAATTAAGTGTCCGGGTTGTTACCGTAAGGGGACTATGGAGTTAGCTATTAGAAAGAAGACTGTTGAAGCTTATTGCGTGGCTTGCGATGAGATAGTTTCTTCTCGCGTCCCATATCCCAAACATCGAGCAGATCACGAAGGACACCAGTATCATTTTGAAATTCCTTCTGTCCGGCCTCTTTGGACTCATGAAGATGATGATTTAACTTGCTCTCAAGAAAAATGGGAAGAACGTAACGCTTAAACATCTTGTCTTCTTTTATCTGTGTATGGAAGGTCAACCTCAAGAACCTCGTCCCAAAGAGACTAATCAAGTTAACGTAAATATTGCAGGAGTCTTTGTTGGACTTATCTTATTCGTTTCTCTAGTCTGGTCAATGTTTGTTGGAGAAATGACTTTTGCTTACTTGAACGCGGCTCTACTTGCATCACTTGCCGTTTCCAATCATCTTGTTAATATGATGTATAAATGATAGGACGTGTCACTTGGACCGACTATAAAGTTGATGATGAATTAGGTGTCCTTGTCCGTTTATCGGCAAGACTAGCGAATGGTGAACGTTGGAATGGGTATGTTGCAGGAACAGAACCGTACATTTTCGCACCAGAAGATGAACCCGTTCCTGATAGATATTACATTGAGAGAACAGAATCGGGCTATGAATCTTTATTCGATGATCAACTACAGAAGATAGTTACACGTACACCAAAACAGGCTGGTGGGCTTACTGACGAGTTTTCTTGGACAGGCGAAGGTGATGTACCATACTATCGAAGAGTAGCTATTCACGACGGTCTGAGCGGTTACGTAGATATTCCTGAAGCAGATAGAAAGCATGATAGTCTTCCGGTGGTTCATATTGATGATATTGATGTAGAACCCGAGTTTGATGAAGTCATTGAACCACGTATTTCCATAGCGGATATTGAGGTTCACGTTCCCGAAGATGGAACTTTCAATGATATGACCGAAAACGGGAGTGAGCCTATCAATGTCATTTGTTCATACGATACGTATGAGGAAGAGTATACCGTCTTCTATTACGATAAGTACGGTGGACTCGATGCAGAAAATATCCGTGGGAAAATGGCAGAACAACTTTCGGGAACAGGTATAGAAGAATATACTGATTCAGATATTGAGTTAGTTGTGTCCGATTCCGAAGTTGGAATGTTGAACGAGTATGTTGATTATATTGATGAACGCGACTTTGACTTAGAGAGCGGTTGGAATTGGACTGATTTCGACAGGACATATATTCGGCGTCGGATGAAAACTCTTTATGAACAAGATGAGAACATTCATCCTTCTTGGTTGTCCCCGTTCGGAATTGTCTCTGATTCCCGAAGCGAAAGCCGAAGAATTCCGGGAAGAGCGCCTTTCGATATGATGGAAGCATTCTGTGATAAACTTACCTTCTCTAATTGGCGTTCCAAATCACTTGAATATGTAGCAAATGAAGAGCTTGGGATAGGGAAAATAGAAGATGTTCACATTAATGATGATTGGGAGAATAATCCATCTCGATTGATTGCGTATAATATTGTTGACGTTGTTCTTACAGTCGCATTAGATGATGTGAATGATATTCATAATTTCTTTTACGAGATGGCTGACGTTTCTTGTATACCAATTTACGACGTTTTTTACGAAAAGCGGATTGTTGATGGAATTGTCCTTGATTGGCGTGACAATAATGAAATTCTCCCGACTGCTGATGAAAGTGAACTTGTAGATAATGCTGGTGGGTATGTGGCAGATGCGATTAAGGGAAGAAAGCAGGATATAGGAGTTTCTGACTTGAAGAGTCTCTATCCATCGGTGATAATCACTTGGAATCTCAGCACAGAGACGGTTGCTGAAACACCGGAAGATTTCGATGATTACGTAAAGATTCCCAAAGTTCCCGAACCGAAGAATGTGAGTGGAACTATTACTGAAGATATGATGGATTGGGACTGGTTGTATGCTTCTCTCGATCAAGAAGGGTTAATTCCAAGAGTAAGTAAGAATCTCTTCAAAAAGAGGAATTACGAAAAGGAACAAATGTACGCTGCTCCTGATGGTTCTCAGGAAGAAAAGAAGTGGGAAAGAAAGCAGGGTGCTACAAAGGTCATTATGAATTCGATCTACGGAAACCTTAGCTCTAAATATTTCCGACTTGCTAATGAATATCTTGGCGATGCAGTTACTTCAACTGCAAGATATACACTCTGGAAAGGAGAGCAAACTATCGATAGACTTGGATATGAACATATCTATTCAGATACCGACTCTCACTTCATTCAATTAACAAGAGACACGTTAGAGGGGAAGGTCGAAGAGTTAGAAGAAATATCAGCAGAAATGGATGCGGATGCTTCTGAAATTGCTCAAGAAATCGGTATAGAAGGCGAACATCCATATCTAAAAAACGAGGATTTGCATGGTGATGAATATACCTGTCTTTTGTGGGAACCAGAGAAGATTTATTCCGCTTTCATGCAACTTGGCAATAAAAAACGTTACGCTGGAAACATCAAATGGAAAGAAGGCACTGTCTATGACGATGTGAAAATATCTATTTCCGGTTTTGAAAATCAACGGAGTGACAGTATGCTCGTAACTGCTGACCTCCAAGAAAACATCATTGAGATGATTCTGACTAATGAAGACTTTGTGACTGTATCAGAATATCTATCTTCTATTATTAGTGATATTGACATACAGGATGATGATGCAGAAAAGTTTGCACTTCCCGGTTCTATCAATAAAGACTTAGAAGATTATCCGAACAGGCAAATTCCCCGTGCGTGTATGTGGTCCAATGAACACCTTGATAGCGAATTTGGAGAGGGCGATGATCCATTCGTTTACTTGGTTTCCGATACTCCTTCAGGACTTCCTCAAACAGATGTAGTTGCGTTTGAGTGGGATGAAGAAATTCCTGAAGGTTTTGAATTAGATAAAGAAGCTATTATTGAGAGAGGAATCAAGAAACCAATTGATTCAATTATCAACGAAATGGATTGGAAATTTCAAGAGTTAAGGAGCGGCAAGAGACAGAAAAAGAAAGATTTGAGTACAGGGGGTTCCAATCCTTTCGCATGAAGTACCTAAGTAAAATTCTAAATTTGAATTGGTTAGAGAGAAGCGATAAATCGAAGACGGTTGAAGCTCCATCAGAAGACCCAAGAGGAAATCGACATAAGTTCTCAATTCCGTATGATGTTTCTGTTGCTCATTTTGAAGATGAAGGTGGAATGTATCTGATAGCATTTGATGGGTGGTCAAGTGAAGATATTGAAAATTTTGCCGATAGTTTTGGTAGAGAATGGGAAAAGAAAATAGATAATACGGCTTTTTGTGTTATTTCTGGAAGGATTGGGAAAGATGATGATATTGAAATAGTTCATACATCTCTCGATGAAATTTTTGAACACGAAAAAGATGGATGAAGACATATTAGGCCACGTCGTTCAGAAAATAGATTCCAATACTTTCATTATTAAAAATCTTGACAGCGAAGAATTTCAAATCGAAGTTCCTGACATTTTTCATTATTCTGTTGGAGACGCTGTTGCAGAAGGACATGACTTCAGTAGAAAGTGTAAAAAATGTAAAAATAAACAGTTATATGATTCAAGAAAAGAAGAGTGGTACTGTCCTGTGAATCATGAGTGATATTGAGTGGGAAGAAGAGTGGGTTGAAGTAGGATATGTTAAAATGAAAGATAAAATGCGAGATAAGTACAAAGTCTGCTTAGAAGGAGAGGAAGAAAATGAATATGTTAATGTTGAATGGACAGATGAATTTGTATCACGGACTGAAGATTTTAAGATAGTAGAAGATATGATGGGAAAAGAAAGAGTGTATAAGAAAACACAAATTGGGCCAGTTTGCGAAGAATGTGGTACAGATGCCTTCCACGATCAATATAATCAAGAATACTACTGTCCGAGTTGCGAACAGTAAACGTTTTAAGTTTCAGAGTGCAATTTCGTATATGGATAATCAAGCTCTGGTAGATAAGTACGCTCCTGAAAATTTTGAGGATATTGCAGGACACCCATCAGCAATCAAAGAGATTAAACGGTGGGCTGAAAATTGGTCACAAGGAGACAGACCACTTCTACTGCACGGACCCGCTGGAACAGGTAAAACCAGTACAGCAGAAGTCACAGCTAACGAAATGGATTGGGGGTATGTTGAAACCAATGCTTCTTCTAACAGACGGACAGAAGACATAGAACATCTCGCTCAAGAAATCCGTTCTAAGGGCGAAAGTCTTACATTATATGTGCTTGATGAAGTTGATTCAATCGATGGCCGTTCGGTCCAAGTTCTCTATAAAATTTTAGAGGATGCACCTAATCCAGTAATTTGTACTGCAAATGAATTGTGGAAGGTTCCCGATGGCCTTGAGAATAGATGCAAGAAGCATAAGTTCAATCTCCGAAACGATTCTATCAAAAGCTATCTCCGAGATATAGTTGATAAGGAAGGCATTGATATATCGAACCGTCAAGTAGGGCAACTTGCTACAAGAAACGGCATACGTGACGCTCTCAATGACCTTCAGGAATTCGTTGAATCAGATGGAAAAACCGATTGGGATCAACGTGAGACGGATGATTCGCCGTTTGCTGTAACACGTCGTGTTCTACTAAATAAAGATTATCTTGGTGATATGACTCCTGATGATATGGTTGCTTTCCTTAATGAGAATGTCAAAAACGAGTTTGATGGTGTTGAAGCAATGCGTTCCTATCAGGCACTTTCTGAAGCAGATAGATGGTTAGGTCATGTTAATCGAGAACAGGATTATTCTTGGTGGAGATATGCTGGTTCTATTTCTGAAGAGGTATCAAATCTCCGACTGACTGAACCATACAATGATTGGGTTAACGTTGATTATCCCACTTCCCGAAGAAACTACACTCCAAAAGCAACTTCGGATAACAAAGAAGCGCAATTCTATCAAGAACTTCAAAAGGAACAAGGATACTCTGGAAGTTTTAGTTTTAAAGAATTTAGGCAAGTTATAATTCCTCTTCTGAAATCTCTTGATGAAAAAGAAAAGAAAGAACTTGCTCTATCTCATTCTCTTTCGGAAGAGTCAATGGAAGTTATTGGACTCGATTCTGACGATTATGAAAATTGGGAAATGGAAGAGAAAGTTGAAGAAGTACATTCGGACAGCAATCTTTCCGACTTTATTGATTCTGAGGAAGATGAAGCAGACGAAAAAGGACTTTTCGATTATTAAAAGAATTCCGAAAGATATTTAAGTGGGGGTAAATAAAAAGAAGCAAGCAGTAAAAACTGCCACCCAATAAAAATGACAATCACAGATGTTACCCTCGGAATGAATCAGCAATCGACCACATACGGTCCTTTCGCTTATGGTTCTCATGCTGGAACCCCCGTTGTTGATCTAGCTGTTTCTGAAAGTGAGAATAATCAGATGCAGGTTCGGTCAATTGAAAGTTTATTTTCTCAATACAACTGGAAGCGAAAACTTAGCTCGGGTTTTGCACGTCTTCAGTTTAATGGAGAAAACATCTTCGATGAACAACACGCAGAAGGAATCTCGGAACTTTCACGCATTCTAAGTGCGAGGTTTGTTGATTTTGAAGTAGACCGTGGAGAAATGCAAACGCTTCCGCCCCGAGAAGTGAAGAACGTTGCTGATTATTATCGTGTGTTTGTTCCCGATGATTATGATTTCGATGAAGATGTAATGCAGTATTTTTCCGATCAAGCAAACTCTTTCGGGGGTGCTGAATTCATCTTCAAAATTGACGGTTCAACTGATGATGAATACGTTCGCCAAATTGTGAATGAATACACGCTTTATGATTCTGATGTGTGGCTTTTCCCGAAGGGCTGGAAGGCCAAGACTGTCTCTGAGCGATTTGAGTATGTTGAGAAGTTTTCCAAATCAAACGCATGGAATGTTTCTCCACGTCTAGGTATCATGTCTCAAGCTTCTGAAGAAATTGAAGAAGCTCTTGAAGAGGAATGAGTAAAAGCGTAACTCAGGTTTTAGAGTGGGAATCATCGAGTGGTGGGAAGAAGAGTCTGCTTATTGTTGAAGATTTAGACCTTCCTAAATCAGACGTAAAGAGAAAAGTTATCGAATTATCGTCATATAATTCCAACTCTGATGAATGGGAAACTGAAGAAACAATTGATAGTGTTGCAAAACTTGAATCTTTTGGAATTCCTGAAAGCCTTATTGATTAGCTTCCTTATTTTCGCAACTCTTATATTTGTAAAGACTCTACGCTCATTGAGTAGAGCATATGGGAGTATTACCGGACCATAAGATTGCGAGAGAATTGGCTTACGGAGAACTTGAAGTTGAACCTGTAAACTTGGATGAGCAGCTTCAACCAGCTAGTTTGGATATTCGGTTAGGTAATCATTTTAAACAGTTCCCCGTAAATGACAAAATCATAGATGTGCAACAGGGAGTAGAAGAAATGGTTGAAGATGTGTTGGAAGAAAAAGATGAAATAGTTGTTTATCCAGATGATTTCTTCCTTGCTGATACGAAGGAGAGTTTCGATATTCCCCCTGACATTCTTGGAGAATTAACTGGTCGTTCTTCTGTTGCCCGTTTGGGAATTACTGTCCACCAGACAGCCGGATTGTTTGATCCCGGATTTTCTGCTCCTTCTGGTGTTCTTGAAATAACTAATGTTGGAAACCGGCCTGTGAAACTGAAACCGGGAATGCGCATCGCACAAATGACGTTTACGAAACTAGACGGTTCAGCAAACAACCCATACAATGAAGATGATAACAAGTATCAGGGACAGGAAGGAGCAACCGAAAGCCGAATTCATGAGGATGTATGACTAGTGAATCAAAGAGAATTCTCGGAGATGCGATAGCAGAAGAATTGACTTTAGAAACTCTTATCGAACAGAAAGAAAAAACACACAGTAGCGTGTTAGTTGAAGAGATTAAAGATGAGCTTTTAGAACGTCAAACTTGTCCTGAATGTTCTAATGATATGCTTTTCGATGAAGAAGAAAACGAAATTTATTGTCCGTTAGGTTGTCACTCTCATTCGTATGAGTAATTATACAAAAGGAGCAAAGGGCGAAAGAGAGGTTTTAGATTTATTTGATGGGTGGGGTTTTGTTGGTCTACGCGCCCCTTCTTCTGGAAGCACTACTGAAAGAGAGCTTCCTGATGTTCTCATTGGAAATAATGGATATGTTCTTGCGATTGAAGTAAAAAGACCGGGTGGCGATTACCTATACTTAGAGGAAGAAGAGGTAGAAGATTTGATGTATTTTTCAGAAATGTTTGGTGCTGAACACTACATTGGTGTTCGATTTGATTACGGAAGAGACTGGTTCTTTTTTAGAGAGTGGGATATGCATCAAACTGATAGCGGAAGGTATAGAATCAAGAAAGAAAACGTTAACAAAGGTAAAAAAGTAAGTGATATTCTATGAGTGTTGAAGCAGAACAAATGATAGAAGAAGTTACAGAAATGCAGCAAGATACTATTTATCTTTCCGGACCTATTCGGAAAGCAACAGACGATGGTAGAGAGTGGAGAGAAACATTGATTGATGATTATGAGCGGGATTTTAATTTCATTAACCCACTCGATGAATACGATCCCGAAACGCATGAGATTCTAAGTGATGCTATTGAATATGATTCTGACAGTAGCAAAGAGCAAGTTCTTCCTGAACAGTATATCTTTACTGATAAGATGAATATTCAGGCATCAGAGTATGTATTTGTTGGTCTTCCTGAAGTCATTTCTCGGGGTACGTGCATGGAAATTATGTATGCTTATCATCATGATATTCCTGTATTCGTTTGGACGATGAATGGACAGAAAGATTCTGGTTGGGTTCGTTATCATGCAGAGTTTACAGACAGTGACCGTGATGTTGTGATGGAGGAAATTAGAAACTATGAATAATTATAGTGGTACTTTAGTCGCTATTGAGGGACTAGATGGAGCGGGGGGAACGACATTAATCAACAAACTCAAAGAAGAATATTCAGACAACAAAAATGTCATTTTCACGAAAGAACCTTCAGACCTTTACTATGGAAAATGTATTCGGGAACGTCTTAGTTCGGAAAACGATGGAACACCCGCTGATTTCTTTGGTTTCCTTGCTGACCGTTATCAGCATTGTGATGAAATAATTGAGCCAGCACTTCAAGAAGGGAAAGTTGTTATTACTGATAGATACGCACTTTCGACTTATGCTTATCAATCGAAGGTTCTTGATGAACAGCTTGGAATTATTGATCCAATGGAATATATTGATAACTTGACTTACCACTTTACTATTGAACCAGATATTTATCTTTATCTCTCCGTTGATGTAGATACTGCACTTGAACGAAGTGAAGGTGATGAGAAATATGAAAAACGTGAAAGTTTGTCAGAAGCAAAACGGATATATGATTACCTGTCTGAAGAAAAAGAAAATATCATGACAATTCCCGGAACTTGGGACGAAGATGCTGTTTTTGAAGAAGCGAAAATTTGGATTGAAAGTCAGACATGACTGAACTTGAGTTGACTTTCACCATTGAAGAAGGCGACCAGATTAAATTCAATGACGTTTGGTGGGAAATTGACAGTTTGACAGAACCGCTTGGTCAAAAAGCCGATATGATTCCAATGAATGTTGGAGATGTTCGTTGCCTTCATAAAGATGAAATTGAAGAACGGATGAAGTTATCGGGTCAAATTCACTTAATTAAGAAAGATTATCAGAACGTCATTGACTTTTGAAGCGTAACTGTTTTAAACCTCTGAACCGAATTGTACTCATATGGATTCCAGAGAGAAAGAGTTGTTTCCACACCCCTCGTTCCGGGAGAAGCAATATGAAACGCTTAATGCTTGTTTGAATGCATTCGATAATGGTTTCAAAAATGTAGTCCTTGATGCTCCTGTCGGAACAGGGAAATCGGGGCTTAATACTGCATTGCTTCGTTATGCAGACGATGGTTTTTATACTACGCCTCAGAGAAGTCTCCGTCAACAGGTTCAGGATGATGATGCTCTTGAACCATACGTAGAAGATTTAAAGGCAAGAAAAGATTACTTCTGCAATGTCGGGAACGATAACTGTAAAGACTGTTCTGTATATCAGTCTCAAGACCGTTCTTGTGCAGAGCAAGGCGCACCCCCATGTAATTATTGGAGACGTAAGCAGACCGTGATGAATTCAGATATTGCAGTTATTACTTTCTCTATGATGATCGTTGACGGGTTGATTCCAACAGAAGTCAATGGGATGCAGGTTTCTTTTGATGATAGAGATATGGTTGTTGTCGATGAAGCTCATGGATTGGTCGAACAAACCAGAGAAATGCACGCTGGTTTCGATGTGACTCCTTATGGGATTCCCGACCACGTTTTCCAAAATGTAACCGATTCTGTTTCGTGGAATGCAAGCCGGTATAGTGATGTTAAGAGCGAATTGACAATGCTTCTTCAACGATGCGATGATTTCGTCCGTGACGTTCCCGAAATGGAAATGAGCGATGCTGAAAAACGCTGTCACCGGCTGATGAATAAAAGAATTGTGTTATAGTCCCGTTCAGATTTGAACTGAAGTCTGGAGATCCAAAGTCTCCTGTGATTGTCCACTACACTACGGGACTTCAAGTGCGGGTGACACGATTTGAACGTGTGGACCACTACTGGAAGGCGTCTTAAGCGCCTCGCCTTTTCCAAACTTGGCTACACCCGCAAAAAATTGAACAGGGAATCCAGTAACCGTGCCTGTAGCTATGGTTCCAATCCACAATTTCTCTATGCCCCTCTTCAGACAATGTTTTTTGTGGAACACAGCCTTGCAAGCTTTTTCTGACACGGCAACTCCAACTTACAGGTAGAGAATAAAAAGACTTTCGTTAAATTACTTCTACATCGCCAACAACTCTTTCATCTGGATGTGGAGTTAAAAACAAATCAATTCCTTTGATACGCTCCAAATCACCAAACTCCTTCGCAATAGTTGGGCAAACAAATAGATCCTCTTCTTCTATTTTTTCTGCTACTTCCTCATCCATGATTTCAACCTCTGCGATAATATCTTTATTATACCAACAATCTTCAACTACTCCTGCAACGGAAGGAAACTCACCTTCTTCATGAGCTTTAGGCCCGAATGAAATATCCATCGTTGCGAAATCATCGGCTAATGTTTGGTCTAAATTGTACGGTGCTTCTTTCTTCAATATCACTGCTCTGAATTTTTGATTACTCATAAGGATATAATGCTTTGCCTGATGTGTATCTGTATGTATCGCAATCTTTCTTATCGTCACTAAACTCTTCAAATTCAGGACCGTAAACACAAAGACCGAGGGACTGCAAGCGACTGCAAGATAATTCAGAATACCTATTTTTCCATATACTTTCCGTCATTTTCTTTGTGATTTCCCTATCGTAGTCTATCCACCCTATTTCCTTTATAATTTCTTGAACTTCTTGCAAACTGAAACCTGCTTGGAACAGGTGAGCAACACCAGCAAATCGGATCATGTGGTCTGGATTCTGACTCAAAAACCGCTTCCGAACACAGGGGAGCGGGATGCAACTCTCAATGATATACTCAAGATTTTCAGGAACCTCAGCATCCCCCTTATACTCAATCGATCCTGCATTATCAGTATCTTCAACATCAACATCCTCATACGTTTTCATAATCGGTCTATTGGTTTTCTTATACCGATTGTGAATAGGGATTGTTTTAGGAGATGAACATCTCTCAAGTAGATCCATAAGACTGTTATTCAAAACTTCGGCTTCCGTCATTGGAATACACCAAGAAGAAGCAGGACCATTTCTATCTACTCTCTGACTATTCGGAATTCTTAGAATTCGCTTCGTATCAGAAACAATTTTCCTATCATATGTTGTTAAGTCACACTTTTCAACAAAATGCATAGAAGTTGTGACCTTTTCTTCCACTGGTTCTACTTTTTCTTGGAAGAGCAAATACGAATGGACACCAAGCCCGGAGAATACAGTGATAACAGGAATATCTTCTTCTTGACAACCACGGACAAGGGATTGAGCATCATCCCATACTTCTCCAAGTATTTTATAAGCCAAGTCAGAATCTTGTCGCATACGTGCTATCTTTTCACCATCAGTAGTACCTTCTTCAAAAATGCTATCTTTCAATGGTGAATCAAAATCGAATGGAACTAAACCCGTAACAGGACGCATATCTTGACGCATCCGAGCAATATTGCAGTAGAGATTCTTATCGGGTTTATTATGTTCAACGAAAACTTCCCACTCGGACCAACTATGAACATAATGTTGAATCAATTCACCTCCCTCTGCCGCTGCAACAGAACGTGGGAAATCGTTGTAAAGTACCTCCGAAGCTGTGTCCATCTATGAATCTACTGCTGGAAGAACCGAATACCGAAGCGTAAGTGCATCGTCATTGCTCTCACGGACAATCGAAATGGGTCCACCATCTTCAACATCAACCTCAACTTCCCCACCAATATTGCCAAAAAGCTCTTCAAAGCCCCGTGAGTAAGAGTTATTCACATCCGGTCCTTCTACGTCTTCTGCATAAAGTTCACCACGAACACTGTCTCTGTCATTCTCATCGGCTGCATCGAGTAAGAAGTCTCCATCCTTTACAACGACAGGATAGTTGGACAGAGCAAACGAATCGAATTCAACAATATTGATAATACGATTGAATTCTTTTACTCGTGTCCGGAACGAAGTTTCAAGTGGTTCTCCGTTGCTCTTGATCCACTGATTATCTTCATCGTAGACATTCACAACCTGAAGCTGCTTAGATTCATAATCTGAATCGGAAGATGGAAGATAAATTTCAGCCCGCAAGTCACCATCAAGAACCATCTTATCTGCCTTGTTATCTTCACCGGGAATACCATGAAACTCTACTGAAACCTTCTCACCGCCGACAAATTCAAGGTAATTCTGAGTTTGGGGAACCTTGACAATAGACTGCATTCCCGCTTCGCCATCAACTTCATCGTGAAGCTCAACTTCCTGAATAAACGGCTTGGAGAAATCACAATAAGCAACTACTGCCTGTCCAGCATTCGCTACTGTTCGGATTTCATCTTTAGCAAGGTTCAGATACGCTTGGTCGTACCGTTCATCGAAAGGAGCAGAAGCCCACCGAAGCATCTTCTGCATATTATCCATCGTCGTTTCAAACCGGCCAAGTAGTTCAGTATCACTCATACTTATCATCTCGTAGGGTTCCCTTATTGATAAACTCTACGTCTGGCTCTTGTTGCATTTCTTCTATCTCATCACACAACTCAGCCAGCTTTTCAAATTTCTCTGATAGTTCTTCAAGATAATGTTCAACCATCATTCTACGAACCCCATAGTGTTTGCTTCGGTGAATCCATCAAGTTCGTAATCGAGACTGTATGCATCTTCAACGTCCTGAACCGTTTCTGCACCATTCTGTTCAATTTCGCTTAGATGTTCAACAACTTCCTTGTGCTTTTGATACGTCGGGCGCGTGAGTCCGAGGTACTTGAATCGGAGAATTCCACTTTTCTGTAAATCACCGAACGGAATTCCTCTATCATCAGTACGGAGTCGGATGATTGAATTGACCTTGTAGACATTATCTCCTTCACCTCCGGGCTTGTCCGGAGTCGAATCCATGCTCTCTTCTAACTTCCGACCAAGATCATCTTTCCGAGTAGCAGTCCATGCAACATGGTAATCGCACCGTTCAAAAGGTTGACGGAATCCGTCGTTGTGAATCTTCTTAATCGGCCCCCAATCTTCAAGACTCAAATTAGCATCTTCCGGGTCCGTATTTGGCATATACTTGCTGATATATTTGTATTGTGACCATTGCCACATATCCGACATTGAATCAACTACAATGCTTCCCTGTTGATCAGTCTGAGATTCATACTCAGATAAATATGCCAATGCTTCATCGCGGGCTTCGACTGCTTCATCGAAATCGTTTGGTTGCCAAATCTGAACCGTCTTGTCAGAGAACTTGTGAGCTATATCATCTGCTTTGTGTTCAGTGTCGATATAGCAAACTGGTTCGGGGAAAGTATAACAAGCATGGCTTTTACCCACGCCTTCGTTACCCCACCAAAGAACTTTCCATTGGTGTTCTTGTTCAGCCGCTTCTTGAACATCAACAGCGCCCGGTGCAAGGTCTGAAAGGTCTACATCATCATTAGTCATAGTTTCTTCTTCCTCGTCTGTTTCTTCTTCTGTTTGTTGTTCTTCATCAATATCATCATCATCAGTCCATCCCATACGAAAAAGAGTAGTTCGTTGGGATTAATAAACGTTCTGTTCTACTCGTCTTCTTCAAACTTTTCCATGAAGTTCTCAACTTCTGCATCTCCCCACGGATCATCAGCGTTTCCGAAAGTGAATAATTCATCGATAAAATAAAATGAGAATGCATAAACCAATACACCAAAAACAATTTTTCCGGCAACAAAAGAAGTTCCAACTGCCATAGCAAATAGAATGTAAGGCCAAAACACCCCACCAACTTCAGGAGCAAAAATCCAAACTGATAAACCGGAAATAAATGCCATCCCAAAAGATACCCCCATGATAATCATATAAGCGTACCGCGCTTTGTCAATGAGATTAGTCATTTTTATATCCAATCATCAAACTATTTTCTTCTGTGAAGTTAACAACTTCTTTTTGTGATAAAATCCCAATAACATCATCGCAATCGGAATCTGAAGTTTTTATTTTAACATCATTCATTTCAATTGGCTCCCCCTGCAAAACAGACATTTCTAAACTATCTATGTGACCGCTCCGATATTTAACTTCTGACTCTTTATTCAAAATCAAATTTTCAAAAGTACATACTTCATCTGCCCCGTCGAAATCTTTTTTGTTCATTGTATACATACGTCCGTAATCATTGTGTTCTCCTTAAATCTGAGTCCGGTCTACACTGCTTGAACTTGAGCTTCCTCGCTCTGGCCCTTCTTCTTCATCTTCGCTGTCAGTATAACCATCAAACCCATCCTCGTTCGGAAGAATTGGAACAGCCCCATCAGCACTGAAGTTAATGATACCATCTTCATTCTTCTGAACAGTCCCATAGAATTCAACAACGGACCCCGACCCCCACTCCATCTTGTTCGGGTCGAAGAAGCAAGTCAGACCGGGAGTAGCGTTCTCGTTAGCATTCTCTGCATCGAAAACCGGCGATTCAGCAACGTCTTCTTCATCGAAAAACTGGCTCTCCGGCAGTTCCGAACCGAGAACTTCGCTGAAAGCCGTGTC